AAAATCAGCTGAGAGATCTAAACTAGAGGAAATTATAACTCTAGAGAAGATAATCGCTTCAAGAATGGATCGATTAAACGGTCTGACTATCATAAATGGTGGTCGCGGATTGATTAATGAACTTTTACAGTTTGTTAAAGCTATCCGCCCGCGTACTACACAATCTGTTGTTAAACAGGTGGCAAGCTTTGTTTTTCTTTTGCATAAACTAATAAAACATAGCGGGTTTAAAGGTGCAGTATTGTATCTTAAGGCCTGCCAAGTTCTCTTACAGCAATCTGTAGGAGGATATAGAGTATTAGATTTAGCCGATTTAAAAGTTCGACCAAAGAGGACTAGATCGGGATTACCCCGTGTCATTCCAGCAGGAGTGAGGGTACTTATAACTAGGGATAGACATATTCCATCTATAAGATTGTGAATGACGTTATTCGGATTTTTCAGGATAATGAAATTTGCAGGAGAATTAAAACTCTCCACTATTATAGATCCTGGTGTTGATCTAACATCATTTTCTCTTAAATGGGAGAAATTCTTAAAATTGGTGTTTCTTCCTCAATTACTCAAGAGGATTAAAGCACCTGAGTTAGGCAAACCTCAAATATTCCAAATCTTGAAAGCAGGACCAACTTCCCGAGGGGGTAATGTAAATTCCTCCATCGATTCATTGACTACTTCTGCTATGATATGATTAAGGATGGGAAAACTCTTCGATACATTGGAAGATTTCGCTTCGCAGCTAGGAGCTCCCGCATTTAGGAATAGAATTGAGCTGGTGGCTATGGCTAAGGAACCTATACTTATGGAGGTCTTCTCAGAAATATTAGACGATGGTAACTTTAAGGAGCGTCGATCAAAGCTTCCTCATCCCGACAATCCTACTGTTAAAGTTGTCACCCCAGAATCCGGAGGATTTAATCTAAAGGGGACTGGTTTCTTAGGAAAACTAGGTCTGAAGCATGAACCCGCTGGAAAAATAAGAGTGTTCGCAATGGTGGACGCATGGACACAATGAATTATGGCGCCTCTTCACGATTACATATTCGCTATTCTACGTCAGTTGAAAGATATTGACGGGACTTTCGATCAAATGTACCCTATGAAGAGATTGCAAGTCAAATTCCAGGGTAACTTGGCAATTGGCTATACTTTTGCTTCTATGGATCTTAGTTCAGCTACTGACAGATTACCTCTCGCTTTACAGCGCATCCTGCTTAAAATTTTACTAAAGGATATAGTACCCGATAGTTCATTATTTGCAGAGGCCTGAGGAGATCTATTGGTAAGAAGAGCGTATCGTGTTCCTCGTTCAAAAGATGAGGACAACGAGAAAAGAAAAAGAAGTGTATTGTATTCCGTTGGGCAACCAATGGGAGCATTAAGCTCTTGAGCTATGTTGGCTATAACTCATCATGCTATCGTTCAATATTCGGCACACTTAGCCGGCTTTAAAGAATGGTTCACGGATTACGCTATCTTGGGTGATGATGTTGTAATAATGGACGCAAATGTTGCTAATGCTTACCGTCAAATATTATCAAATATTGGTGTCGGTGTAGGAATGGCAAAATCAATCGTTGCGAAATCTAAGTTTGTTTGTGAATTTGCAAAGAAATTCTTTGTTGATTCTACTCAAGCTGATATGCTCCCCATAAAGGAGTGTATCGCTACTAGAGCTTCGACTTCGTTGGTTCTGGAATTTGTACGTAAATACGAACTTTCCTTAAACCAAATTCTGGCATTTATGGGCTATGGTTACAAGACTAGGGCGAAAGCGGTTTGTAGTAACTATTTCGACCTTGGTAGCAGGCTAAGAGTACTATTAGTCTGGCTTAGTCATCCTACTTCTCCATTTGGAACTTTAAGACAGACAAAACCCGAAATTGGGCCTCTACCAGAGTATAATCTTTGGGACGAGTTTAGAGAAGGTGAATTCCTTCAATGATCAATTGTTCAGGGATTGTTATCTTTTAAAAAGATTTGGATGAAGAGAAATTTTCAGTACGAAAATCCTTATCCTTATCTAGCATGATTATTACAAAAATCATGACTACAACCATTTGGACAAGTATCGGTGAGAACGTTGTGAGATATTAAGTACAAGTTATATACTCTTTTAAACCAAAAGTTTGATAAGATGGAAAAACTACAGTATAAATATGAACAATCGATTCCAGATTTCATTGAGAATATCGATAAAGAAAGACCTATCGAGGTCTCGGGTATGAATTTATGGGGATCCACGGAAAGGTACTCCTCAAAAGAAAAATTGAGTTGAAGTAATGTTTTAAATCCTGATTTATCAGGGTTAACATATGTTTCCATGGATGTTACTAAAGGAAGTGCTTGAGATTTAGACAGGAATGATACCCACATGAGGCAGATTTCATCAGATATACCTCTCCCAATGTCTTTCTATGCTATGCCGGGAGTGGATATGACCGTTAAGCCATTATGGGATATGAACCCAGTTCACAAAGATATTATTATTGATCTCTCATTTTATTTTAATAAGAAAGAATCAAGATATCCTTTAGAGACTGACTATCAGTACCAATCACGCCCATTATTGCTAGAGTTGGAATTCTTGCTGGAGCTATTATTCACGCAGCATCGAAATGAATCAATGATACCGGATGAATTCTGATCTGAATGACGCGAAGACGAGAAATCATTTAGAGACTTCTTGGAAATCTATACGGTTTGACAAGACTTGTCCAAACCTATTTGGGCTGAATACTATAAATTACAGCATACTCTTAATAAAGCTACGGAAAAGAATAGTATTCTTAATCTATCCTTTATCCGTAAAGCATTTAAGAAATCTCTAGTCATTACAAATGGTGAAGTTAAATCATTTATTGAATTACCTTTCACTATTAAGTATGCTATTGATAACTGAATATACTGAACTATTTTCTTAGTATTCCTAAAACAGGAATTTAGGGAAATGGGGGCTGAACTTAAGCATCTTGTAGTAGCTCCGCTGAAATGGTTTGTTAATATGGGACAAGCCCTTCTGTCATTAATAATCCAGGTAAAGAACAGTAATGTTTATTTATATACTGGTTATCTCGTAGATGTAATTATAGTAGTAATACTATGATGACTGATAGGAACTTTTATTGAAGACATGGATCCTGAAAGTAACTCTAATGGTAGGACTTACCTAACAAAGGAAGATCCTCCATCTAAAGCTTATTTACCAGATTCTATCAATTGATATTATGTAGCAGTTGGTATAGGATGTTTAGCAATCGGTTGCTGATTAGGTTATGATTTGTATCAATCTTATCATACCACACTTAATTATGTGGACCCATTAGTTAGACCTCTATATCTACCTCCTTATGCAGGTATTGAAGAGGTTATTTCATTAGGTTTAGATAGACCGGCCATTGAATCATTATTCAATAATTTACCTCCAACAACCTCGGAAGATCTGCTGTCACCTGCGAGTCCTATGCAAATGCATGGATACTGAGAATAAATCTCAAAAACTTGAGAGCAACAGGATATAATTTATCTTAAGATAGAATTTGTAATTTTAATTTATAAAATAAACTACCTTTAATATTCCTATAAGTAAAACAGATCTTATCGGTCTAGCTTTATGGATACTTGAATAATACAGACTATTATATATTAGATATACTGTTAGTCTTTAATTAAATAAACCATCGCTTCCTTCGAATAAAATAAGAAATCACCCAAAGGGTAAAATTGATAGAATTAACTAACTATTTCACAGTAAATAGGTATAGAGGTTCTGATAATATAAATCCTGAGACAAGTTAATCTTATCCACCTTGGAGGCAATGCTGATTAATTTCTATCTTATAATAGAATGCAAGAAACGTAGTAAAGTTATTATCAATATGTATAAAGATTACGTGGACATATATTAATATCGAGTAATTTCTTTTCTTATGCTGATTCAATTTTAGAAAAATAATTAAAATTATCTTCCTTGGAAGACGGGATTGTTAGTGATAATAATCATGATATTCAGTGTGAGATAAGCTGTTTAATTTATTGATAAAATTTAACATAACTTAATTGGAGTTGTATAGAGACGTTTTATAGTATAATTATTATTTTATATTACTTCTATAAACTTTGGACCGACATCTATAAGGTGCGGAATCTTTTCTAATTACTGCTAGATTTAAGAACTTTAATAATAATTTAATTTAATGTTCTTTAAATAGGCTGTTAATGGAATGTACAGGATAAGGTCTGGATCACAAAGGAACTTCCTTCATGGGTTCTTTTGGCGATTTGTACTGTTAATGTAAAGTTACTATTATCATATATTAACATTGTTTATATGTAGTAATTTCCGTACAGTCAAAATGCGGAGCATACCATGAGGTTAGATTAGACTATGGTTTAAATCAAAGAGAAAGTCATAGCTATGACCAGTGTAGAGCGTGGAAAAGAGAAGGCTATTACGTAAGTTATTTACCTTGAATGATTTAGAATTTAAATTCGGAATGAGTGGACGTACTTCCTACTAATTAACTAAGATTAGACAAGGAACTGCTAGACTCCCAAGATATAAGTTGCTAAATACCTAGAACTACTACTCACTTGTTATTAAATAATTAATAAGATTTTCTTTCCCTACTAGTACAATTTTTATATACATGTTGGTTCCGAAATTATGAATTATAAAGAGTAATTTATATAAGTAATGGAGGATCTAATTTTGTAAAGTATAGAAAATGGAATTCTTTTTCTGACGTTAATGCTAATTGATATTTTGGATATTGATTGGTGTGGAGGACTAGAAAGATAAAACCTACTAGGTAAAGTAAAATTTCCAGGATAGTGAATGATTCTGCGAAAGTGAAGGAGAGATTATAGAAGAATCTTATACCATGTAAGGTTGTTTCATTGTAACTCTGAATTACTTAATAGTACTTCATAGAATAGAACTAAAATTCATTCTAAGAAAATTATTGAAGCGCATCTGAGCGTCAAGTAACATCCTTTCGTGTTATAAAAAGCTTAAGGGGTGGCCTGGGCACCTGAACACCTATGGAAGTGGCTAGCAGCTTAATGCAGTGTGACCTTACGCACATGGCCGTAATATCTCCACCGGGGTGGGGGGCGAAAAGTAATGTATGGTATTATCAGGACTCCGTGATATGATGAGAAACTATAAGCTTGCTTCTCTTTCTCGTTGATATGGGATATGCCCTGATTTTATAAAGGTAAAAAACTGATGCAGCGTATTGTTCAAATTATTAGGATGCCATGTGAAAATATTCTTACCTACCAAGTTAACGGTAATACAATATATTGGCTATATAAGTTATTTAACGGAACAGAGACAACGTTAGAGTGATAGAGGCAAACAATCTTTATGCTTATAAATATACAATAGACCGGTTTAAGGAAATATAGTATCTCCTTTGTGAAATAAAACCCTCGTAAACAACAGTGTTAGCCCAAATAATTTAGGAAGTTACCCCGTTGAAGAGTCTTATCACAGGATCTCTTTATTATAAAAATTAATATATGGTAACAATAACATTTTTAACATTAATTTCTTTTGCATATTTTGCGATATCAATATTTCATCATAGTATTGGTAATTTCTTGACGACTTTAGATATACCGATTGTGGAACTAAGTATGTTCTTACATTTACCCGTTATTAGTAGGGTTTATGCTAAGACTTCAGTCCCTGCCAGAGAAAATCTGCGACAGTCAAAATCAGCTGAGAGATCTAAACTAGAGGAAATTATAACTCTAGAGAAGATAATCGCTTCAAGAATGGATCGATTAAACGGTCTGACTATCATAAATGGTGGTCGCGGATTGATTAATGAACTTTTA